AAGCATAATAGGTCTATACCGTTTCTTTAAAGGTATAGCTCTTAGTTATTATACGCTCATTTTTGTATAGTTCAAGTCTACGATCTGAATGCTCACTTGCATATTTCAATTGATCAGCAATATCAATTAAAACAAGTTTTTGTTTATTAGCATGTAACCGTAACCCTCTGCCTATACTTTGAAGTATCTTAACCTTTGCTTTACCACCCCCCGCAAACACGATATAGTGAATATTATTTATGCTTATACCGGTTGAGAATATCTTACTTATAGCAATACAAATAACGTTATTTTCTTTTTCCATTATTTGTTTTACTTTATCTCTATCTTCTACTTCCACATCACCACGAATAAAAAATACTTGCTTATTTGGACAAATATTTGTAATAGTAGAATAAAGGTTCTCACCATGTGCAATTAAATCAATTAGCACTAGTACATTATTATTCAAACCATTACAAATTTTACCGATAAAATTGTTTCTAAATTTATTTTCTTGAATAAATTCTTGTTCCATCCTATACCATGCACCGGGGTCGGTTAAATCTTTAACATTATAAGATAATTTTTTATTATATAAAATATTAAAAACACTAGCTTCTGCATTAGCTACATAATTATCCTCACGCAACTCAAAACTACGTTTCTCAAACAGAATATCACCAATTTTACCAACTATATTCCACTGATCTTGTGTTTCTTCTGGTAAAGTACCAGTGAAGCCAAATTTTCTGGTGGTTTTTATAGATTTAATTAATTTATTGATTTTATTATCTCTACGAAGTTTATGAACTTCATCAATAATTAACATATCAATAAATTTAACCCATTCTGTATCAGTATTTTTACTTTGTAATATACCTAAATTGGCAATAATTACATTAGAACCTAAATTGAGTTCATTATTACCCGTCCATTTAGAATAAGTAAAACCTACATCATATTTCTTAAAATCATCAAAAGTTTGATTAACTAATCCTAAATCAGGTACAATAACTAATACTTTCCAGGTATCTTTTTTAGTTTCACTATTGTAGATACTTTGAAGTAAATTTGCAAAAGTTAGCGTCTTACCACCAGCAGTGGCTAATAATACCACACCTCTACCTTTTTGCAAGCATAGATTTACTATATCTTCTTGATAATCACGTAAATCAAAGCTTAATTTTGCTATTGAGGTATCGGTAAATTTAGGGTTTAAAATTATTTGTAATTGTTCACTAATATTAATTTCAGTACCCGGGTAATTTTTATCAATATAAGATTTAATTGTGTTAGTTAAACCTTCATCAAATCTACGAGTTGGTGTAATGAAATAACTTCTTTCAGGTATAAAACGTCCGATTTTACGAGCAAACTTAGCACCAGGGTTCTCATATGAGAAATGTTCAGTAACTTCTTGAATGATGTCTTCATCACCTTGAATTACCGCTCTCCTGTTACTTGCATCATAATCGAACTGTATCATGTTGTTTCAATTGCTATAATTTTTACAACATTTGATATATCAAATGTCATACTTGATAGAGTTTTCTCTGTTTTTTCGAGAAATTCTATGATCAGTTTAGTATAACTAATGTCAGTATCAATAGAAACTATATCAGTATGTTTAACTGCATTTTTTTCTATTATAGTATTAGGTAATGCAGTTGGTGATTGCATCTGAACTAATGTACATATTTCTTTTAATTTTAAAGTTCTACTAAGAGTTAATTCATTAAGTTGAATTTTATGTCTCACCAATCTTCCCGACCACTTGTGTTTTATACCAGGAAGGGCTAATTGTGCTTCTTTAAGATTAAATTGATCTAATTTAACATCTTTATCAAGTTCCTCGATATATTTGTTTAACAATTCTTTTGCGGAACTCATATATATTATTCTTCTTCTCTTCTATAAATATTATAAAGGAAAATGAATTAGGAAATCAACTGTGTTTTTATGACATTTAACGAATTTTTTTATCTCGAAACAGATCAAAGTGCTGCAATACAAGGTAACATTTTCGGTGATTTTCCAATGACTACTTTTCAAGCTGCACCTGAAACTTTACCAATCCCTAATTCTAATACAGCAAACAAAATTAAAAAACGTAAAAAACAATATATAAAACCTGGTAATAGAAAATCAGTTCCAAAATATAATGTTGGAAGAGTTAATATGGCAACAACAATGTTTCCATGGCAAGGAAATGGATATTCATTATGAGAACTTTTGACAAATTAGTAAACTCAATCATAGAGAATAATGTAGCTGACGATATTGTAAAAAAATGTTATAATATTTTGCTAAAAAATAGTAAAAAAGAACTATCTGGTGGTAACTGTGGACAAGTATCTTATGCTATTTCTAGGTTTATATTAGATAAATTTAATACGAATAGTAAAATTGGAGTATTAACAAATGTTGAAGATGAAACTGACTTATTAAATGAACCAGATATATACCACATATATACGGTTTTTAATAATAAAAAGTATGATGAAACTGGAAAAATTAATAATAACTATTTGTTAAATCTTGCATTAGATCAATATGGAAATTATAAACCTGTGGAGTTTGTTTTTAATTTTCCAAGTGAAGCAGATAAATTATTAAAAATAATTTCTCGAGAAACAAATTATAATGAAAATTGGAATTATTTTTACGATATATTAAAAAGCCATTATGAGAACCTTTGATAAATTAGTAAACTCAATCATAGAAAACAATGTAGCTGGAGGCACCGGGTCAGTATTTTCTAATGGTGAAGTTAATATAGGTGCTGGTGGTAATAGTCTTAACACCGGTGATACCTATGCTCCTGGAGATATGAGAGTTCCTAAAGTATTAGGAGCTAAGCGTAAAAAGAAAGGTATGAAATTTCCTATCCAACGTAGATCATTTACATTCTATTGATAAATGACTTTATGGATACAGGTCACTGGGAAGTAAGTTGTTTATACCCTTCTGAAGAGCATTTAAATAATGCTTACGGGTTTATTTACCTTATAACAAACACTGTTACAGGTAAGAAATATATCGGTAAGAAACAAAAGAAAACAATTAAAAAGAGACCGCCTCTTAAAGGTAAGAAAAATAAAAGATGTGAAGAAGTAGAAACTGATTGGAAAACCTATTCTAGTTCTAGCAATGATGTTAATAATGATATAAATCAATATGGTAAAGATAAATTTAAATTTGAGATATTGTTATTTTGTAATAGTAAGTGGGAACTAGCTTATCATGAAGCTAGATTACAATTCGAACATAAAGTTTTGTTAAGAGAAGATTTTTATAATGGCATTATAAATCTTCGTATTCCTAAGTTGAAAAATTTAGATAAATTGCAATAATTAATTATGGATATAAAACCAGTTATTGTAAATTACGATTTTGATTTTAACAATATTTGTCTTATTGATGTAAACTCATTAATTGTAATGAGTTCCATAACTACAATTAATAATCTTAATTCATATGAGATTGATTGTAATCTAAAAAATAAAGCTTGTAAGAGATTTATTATATCAGATTTAATACATGCAATGTGTGAAGCTTTAAACAATATAACTACAAAGAATAAGGTTGTATTTTATTTTGATTTAGAAGACGATTATTTTGGTTGGTTTAATACATATTTCAATAAAGAAGAATTAAAGGATTTTTTTAAGAAAACACTCAAAATAATAGGAAAAAACATACCTTTAAGAATCTTTACTGGTAAAGTAAGTTTTAAATATCTTATTGAGGGTATAGATATAAAAGATGAAGAAACAATAATTTTGCTCAATGAGATTAGTTTATATGTAGATAAACACAGGCTTAGATCTATTACATTTAGTAAAGCAAGAGTATTTCTTGATAAGTATAAACTTACTTTTTTATCAAATAAGTATTTTACATCAATAAAAAGCAAACAGCTATTGTATAAATAATAATATGAAGTTTAAGAAAACACTTCAAAAACAATATCAAAGACATTTGCAATTACCAATTATCAGTGAGAATCTTGATAAAGAACAGATGAACAGACTAGTAGGCGTTGCAAATGAGATAAAACAAATAATTGGTAACACGCAAAACAAGACTGAAGTGTTGAAATTTTTATTTGATACGGTAATGACAGAGACAACCAACTGTATGAAGTGTGCAAAAATGTCTGAAGATGAAGAAACACAATATGAAGAAGATGAGTTTACTTTAACTCCAGCTCAGCGTGACGCTATCAATGTTGCATATACTTTAGGACAGGGTAAGGCTAAAGGTGGTTTAGCAAGTACTTTAACAGGTGGTTTAGTTGGTGATCCTGTTAAAAAAATACAAAAAGCATACGGTACATTGCTTAGTAAAGTAGCAACTGAATTGGATAAAGCAGCACAAGGCATCGGGCAATCAACAATGTAAAACATATGAGATTTAAATCATTAATTGGAATACAAGAATCTAAGGGTGAAGTTGTATCACAAACTGTAAAATTAACTAAATTTAAAAGGTTAATTAACAGTTATGGTATAACCGAACAAGCTGCAGATGACCCTAATGCAGCTGCAATGCAAGATGCTGCATTAGATCCTAGCGCTGCACAAACACAAGCTGCTCAAGCTGAACCTGTACCAGCACCAGAACAAGAACCAGTAGAAAAATTAACATCTGAAGGTGAAGTTGAGCTTATAAGATTATTAAGATTAGCTCTCACATTAGACATACCTGAAAATGCAATGCCTTTAGATATTGTAGATACAGAAATTAATCAAAAAAATGCTCGTGAGATATACGAAAAAATCAAAACTTTCATGTCAACATTCTCCACTATATAGTTGATTTGAAATGTAAGATAATTAAAATATTTAATGGTTTTTGATTTTCATAAAAACTATATATTTCAACACATTTTTAAAACTGCAGGTACAACTATTAAGCAAACTTTGTATTCTTATAGAATACCTGATCAAAAGATTCTATCAAAATGGAGTGAAGATAAATCTTACAGAGCTTATGAAAATACATTACCCTATGAATTTGGTAATGAACATATCTCTTTTGATCAATTTAATGTTATATGGCCTTATTTAGATT